ATAAAACGATTGAAGATTTTTTGTTCTCGTTCTGTTCTAATTTCGGTGAGAATGTTCATGCTTTGTTCTCTTTTTCGGGGTGGGCGAGGGCCGCCTGGGGGCCTAGCGTTAGTATATATACACACTGCAACACACGAGGTTTTTGAAATAGGCCCTTTTTAGTTGTATACAGAGGAAATAACGTTTCTTATCAGGAATAACTAGTAAAAAGTACACTAAAGTATACATAAGTTTCGTATAGGAAACATAATTAAGTAAAATAAATAAGAAAAACGTAAATATATGTCTTATATGGGTTGACAGGGGTTCTTTTTCTGGTATAACTACGTAGTAGTAGTAGCCTATAGTTAAACTTTAAAGTTAAAACATAAAAAATAGTAAACAAAAGAATAGTTAAACTAACAAAACTTGGATTTAGGTAAAGTTTAACTTTAAAGTTTAACTTAGGACTTAAACATTGCTTATATTATTTTTATTATTTGTATTATCTATATACATATTATTAGTTATGACGTATTATTTGTGGTAGAGGGCTTGACACTACTTACAATCTGTAGTAAACTTTATACATTAAGTGTTACAATTACATAAGTTACTACTTTCTTTTGTTTCTCTCTCCTTCCCTATGTATTAACTTTGTAGTTGTAACACTTTTTACATTAAAGTTTAACTTAAAGCTTGACAATTAAGATGAAACAAGTACAACTATATGCAAGTGAAAGTGTAATAGAGGACTTCTACAAGGCATTAGCTTCTGATAACAATCGCTCTATGTATAAAGTACACATTCCTAAGAGTGATGTATTCTATGTGCGTGAGGCGATACATAATAATACAGGTGTAAAGTATACATTAGATCACATAGAACGAGCTATGTATCTAGAAGGTTACTTAACTCGTTATGAAGTACTAGATCCAGACAGAGAGCGTAGCTATGGTAGGTAAAGTAAAGAAAAAACGTAACTACACTTTGTCAGGTGAGGGTGCATACGATAAGTCACCTAAACGTATGGCAGCTAACCGTAGTCGCAAGAAGGCTCGTTATGCTTTAGAAAAAGCAGGAAAAGTTAAACGAGGTGATGGCAAAGACGTAGACCATAAAAACGGTAACCCATTAGATAACCGTAAGTCTAACTTAAAAGCTAAACCTAAAAGTGTTAACCGTAGTTTTCCTCGTAATAATAAAGCAGGAAAGAGATAACTAAATATGTGGAACCTTTTAAGTTTACTAAGTACAGCTAATAGTTTAAATAGTGCAATAGGGTTTGTATATAAACTCCTTAAGCGTGTAACTAAGTTTATACTACGTAAAGCATTTCCTACAGTAAAACGTTTTCAGTAGTTATGTTTTTATCTATGGTTTTAGTTTGTGCTACTCCTAGTGTTTTATCTTGTAATATATTTACTAATGTGTACGACATCTTTCCTACTAGAGAAGAATGTTTAGTTGATGCAGTAAGCGTTAGAGATGGTTTTTTAAATAAGGGTGCATATGCAAAAGCAGGGTGTGTAAAGCTAGAACATGAAGGAACTGATACCTAATGGCAATAGATTATAGAGGTGAGAAATTTGAAGGTTACAACAAACCTAAGAGAACACCTAAACATCCTACGAAATCCCACGTTGTGCTTGCCAAAGAAGGTGACACCATTAAGCTCATCAGGTTCGGTGAGCAGGGAGCCAAAACTGCTGGTAAACCAAAAAAAGGTGAATCGGACCGCATGAAGAAAAAACGTGCATCCTTTAAAGCAAGACACGGTAAGAATATCAAAAAAGGAAAACTTAGCGCAGCGTATTGGGCTAACAAAGTAAAGTGGTAAAAATGTAAATAGTCTCGTTGTGTAAATTATGCATGACGGGATTGCAATCTTATACGTAGTATGTTATACTATAATGTGATATAACTATCTCCATCACACATACAGAGGAGATAGTGATATGTTTAAACGATGGATGAAGAGACTACAAGAAAAACAACAACGCAGAGTAGATTACTGGTTGTTGCAAAATATGACAGACAAAGAGTTAAATGATATAGGGGTATCTCGTGGCGAAATCAACCAAAGGTTCTACCGTTAATGCGGCTGGTAATTATACTAAGCCTACTATGCGTAAGCGTCTTGTGGCATCCGTTAAGGCTGGTGGCAAAGGTGGAAAACCTGGACAGTGGAGTGCTAGGAAAGCACAGATGGTTGCCAAACAATATAAAGCTAAGGGTGGGGGATACAAGTAATGATAACAAAAGTAAAGGATTTAGTTAAACGTATAGGTAAAGCTTGGAGAGTTTTACGTAATAAACAGATGTGTGAAAATTGTGAAGAGTGTAGCTGCAACAGTTAATGCCATATTTAACTAGTAATATACCCCACTTCAAAGCGTGGGTACGTCGTGAATACACTAAGAACATGGAAGACTACCACGGGGAGTTTTTACATTGTATGGTTATAGGTGTTACTACAATGCCTAACCGTACATTAAGCTTTCAAGTAATCTTCACAGGTTGTGAGTCTGATAATACAGATGAACCTAATATACATGGTGGTGCAATGTGGGCTAGAATGCCACTTACTGCACTCGTAGCTGATACACGTTATACAGAGTGGCCTCAAGAATTGCCACCCTATTTAGCTCAGCCTTGGGATTGTATGTCTCACTGGCATTCAGTGTATAAACTAGAAAGAGCTAGTCCTGCACCGTGGATAGCTAAGATAGATGGAGATTTTTATCCTGCTAAGTATTACTTTACAGTAGACTATACGGATAGTGAAGTAGCTGACGATCCTGCACAACATAAACAATCTCACGTATTAGAGTTGTTAGATGCAGGACCATATACAGGTAACATGGTTGCGTTGCCCAATAATAGAGTGAGGGTAACTCATCCAGCTTGGTTTGAAACAGGAGAAGGTGCTCCTGACTTTAGGCCAAACCAACACACATTTAATTCTAAAGAAAACGTAGATTACGTATGGGATACACAAAGAGTTTTTAACAATCTATATCAGGAGACAGAAGAATGAAAATGAAGAAAAAGGGTATGGCTAAAGGTGGCAAACTACCCATGAAGAAAGACCCTAAGACAGGTGCAATGATTCCAGCCTACGCTATGGATGGCAAAGGTAAGATGAAAGACGGTGGTAAGGTCAAGAAAAAAGGCATGGCTAAAGGTGGAGCTATGAAGAAAAAAGGTTACTCTATAGGTGGTATGGCTGATTCACCTGTATCAGCTAATCCTAATCCTATGGGTATGCAAGTTACTATGCCTCAAAAGCCTACTATGGCTAAAGGTGGAGCCATGAAGAAAAAGAAAGGCTACGCTAAAGGCGGTAAAGTAATGACGTACAATATGGGTGGTATGATTAAGAGCACAGGTACGCTTAACACAGGGATTAAAAAAGGTTAATGGCACTTAAGAAATCTCAGAGGAGCTTAAAATCGTGGGGTAAACAGAAGTGGGGTACTAAAAGTGGTAAACCATCTACTCAAGGTCCTAAAGCGACAGGTGAACGCTATCTCCCCAAGAAAGCTATTAGTTCTCTTAGTTCTTCTGAGTATGCCGCTACAACACGATCCAAGCGGAAAGGCACTGCTTCGGGTAAGCAGCATGTGGCTCAACCAAAAAAAGTTGCTAAAAAAGTAAAACCTTACAGGAAGATTAAGTAATGGCACGTAACCTTACAGAAAATCAACAGAAGTTTCTGAATGCACTATTTGAAGAAGCTGCAGGAGATGTCGTACTAGCTAAGAAGTTAGCAGGTTATAGTGAAGGTACGTCTACATCAGATATAGTTTCAGCATTAAAAGATGAGATATTTGAAGCAACTAAAGAGTATATGTCTAGAGTAGGACCTCGTGCTGCAGTAGCTTATGCGAGTGCATTAGAAGATCCGACACAGTTAGGCATAAAAGAAAAGATGGTAGCTGCAGGTCAAATACTAGATCGTGCAGGTATAGTTAAGTCTGAGAAGGTTACAGTTGAAGCTGCTGGTGGTTTGTTTATACTACCACCTAAGAATAGTGATGATGCAGAAACCTAGTAAACCAGCTAGACCTTTAAAGTATGAATACTGGATGCTACCTGAAGCACCCTTCAAGATTAAACTTTGGGAGCGTATACCTAGAACGAGTAGGTATGTACCTTTTGGTTATGAAGTAGATCCAGAGAATGAGGATTGGTTACAGCCTATATCTAAAGAATTAGAACTATTAGAACTTGCAAAGAAACACTTAAAGAGTTATAGTTATCGTCAAGTATCAGCTTGGTTGACTACACAATCAGGTAGAAGTATAACACATGATGGCTTAAAGAAAAGAGTAGACGTTGAAAGAAAGCGAAAAAGACTTACTACAATTAAGCGCAAGTTTGCCGAAAGGCTCCAAAAAGCGTTACGTGAGATCCAGATCCTTGAAGAAGAAAGAGTCGGTTACTACACCTACGAAGGAAGTAGTGACTCCACTAAGAATACCAGCAACGCCTAAGCCTGCTGAGTACGATATACCTAATGCACAGAACGTAGTGTTTAAACCTAATCCAGGCCCACAAACACAATACCTAGCGTCTGTAGAAAGAGAAGTACTATATGGAGGGGCTGCAGGCGGGGGCAAGAGCTACGCTACACTAGCTGACCCACTACGTAATATGAATAATTCAGACTTTAGCGGTCTGTTAGTACGACACACAACTGAAGAATTAAGGGAGCTAATACAAAAAAGCCAAGAATTATACCCTAAAGCTATACCAGGTATTAAATGGTCTGAACGTAAAAGTCAGTGGACTACACCTAGAGGCGGCACATTATGGATGTCATACCTAGACAGAGACACAGACGTTATGAGATACCAAGGGCAGGCGTTTAACTACGTAGCCTTTGACGAGCTAACTCAGTGGAGTAGCCCCTACTCGTGGAATTACATGCGTTCAAGACTACGTAGTGCAAATAAAGATTTAGGGTTATACATGAGGGCTACAACCAACCCAGGTGGAAACGGACACTCTTGGGTTAAGAAGATGTTCATTGATCCTGCTGCACCTAACAATGCATTCTGGGCAACGGACATAGAGACTAGCGAGGTATTAAAATACCCATCAGGGCATAGCAAAGCTGGAACGCCCCTGTTCAAGCGTAAGTTTATACCTGCTAGTCTTTTTGATAACCCATACCTCTCTGAGAGTGGTGACTACGAGGCAATGCTTTTATCTTTGCCTGAACATCAACGTAGGCAGTTACTAGAAGGTAATTGGGATGTAAACGAAGGAGCAGCATTTCCTGAGTTTAATAGACAAATACATGTTGTAGAACCCTACGACATACCTAAAGGATGGACTAGATTTAGAGCCTGTGACTACGGTTACGGGAGTTACACAGGAGTTGTCTGGTTTGCTGTTTCACCTAGTGAACAGCTTATCGTGTACAGAGAGTTATATTGTTCTAAAGTTACAGCTACAGATTTAGCAGATCTAATACTTGAAGCTGAAAGTGAAGATGGATCAATAAGATACGGCGTGTTAGATAGCTCCCTGTGGCACAAAAGAGGAGACAGTGGCCCGTCCTTGGCTGAGCAGATGAACCAGAAAGGTTGCCGTTGGCGTCCCTCTGACAGATCACGAGGCTCACGGGTAGCAGGTAAAAACGAGCTTCACCGTCGTTTGCAAGTAGATGAGTTTACTGAAGAGCCAAGGTTGGTTTTCTTCTCTACTTGCATCAATACAGTATCCCAACTACCTAGCATTCCGCTAGACAAGAAAAACTTTGAAGACGTAGACACACACGCAGAAGACCACTTGTATGATGCAATTAGATATGGTATAATGACTAGACCTAGAAGTTCTTTATGGGATTTTAATCCTGCAACACAAAAAAGCGGCTTTCAAGCTGCTGACGCAACGTTTGGATATTAAGTATGGCAATAAATGAAAACGATCAAACTGAGCTATTTGAAACGGATGAAGTATCAGTTATTAAAGAGACAGATGAAATAAATGCAGGCAGTATAGTAGGCTATATAAATTCTAGATTTAAACGAGCAGAAGATGCACGACAAGCAGACGAACATCGTTGGCTACGTGCTTACCGTAACTACAGAGGTTTGTATGGTTCAGACGTACAATTCACTGAAACTGAAAAATCTCGTGTATTCGTTAAGGTAACTAAAACTAAAACACTTGCAGCCTACGGTCAGATTAATGACGTGTTGTTTGGTAACAATAAGTTTCCACTTACAGTAAACCCTACGGTATTACCTGAAGGTGTTTCTGAGTCTGTTCACATTAGTTTAGATCCTAACGCTAAAGCAGGACAAGAAGAACTATCTAAAGCATTTAGTCAAGAACCTAAGATCTCTTTCTTGTTTGATCCTAATGAGAAGTTAAAACCTGGTGAGACTATGTTTGATCGCATGGACAGGCTAGGACCACTTAAAGATCGCCTTGAAGCTATGGGCGATAAAGTTATGGAAGGTCCAGGAACTACAGATACTACCGTCACATTTCATCCAGCTATGGTTGCAGCTAAGAAGATGGAAAAGAAAATACACGATCAACTAGAAGAGAGTGGTGCTAATAAACAACTACGC